GCTTTCATTCATTGATGGTTTGCTTGACCCCTACAAGGTCGCTTTCGTCTGAGGGCTATGCCATGAGTTCATTACGAGCGGGTCAACTAAACCGGCGCATTACCTTGCAGCGACAAAGCAATGTGCAGGACAGCTATGGCGGTCCGGTCCGCACTTGGCTGAATGTGGCCACCATTTGGGCCGACATACAGCCATTGACGGGGCGCGAGCTGGAAAGTGCGCAGCGCATGGCCAGCGAAATATCCCACCAAATCACGGTGCGTTATCAGACAAGCCTCACCGATACACGCGTGGTATCTGGCTACCGCGCACTATATAAAGCCCGCATCTTTAACATCCACGCGGCGTTGAATGAGGACGAAAGCAATGTGCTGATCACACTGCTGGCCTCCGAGGGCTTGGACGATGGCTAAGTATGAGAGCGTTCAGATTGAGGGCCTTGATGCTTTGGCCAAGGCTTTGAAAGAGTTGCCAGACCGCGTAGCCAAGAACGGATTGCGTGCAGCGGTCTATGCCGGTGCCAAGGTGATTCGAGATGAGGCCAAGTTGCAAGCCCCTGTTGCCACGGGCGATCTGGGACCCAACCAGTCGCCACCGGGCACCTTGAAGCGTTCTGTGATTTTGAAACAAATCCCTGAGTTGTCGAACAAGAACAAGCAGACCTTCTTTGTGACGGTTCGGCATGGCAAGAAGTACCGCAAGCAAGGCAAGAAGGGAAACCTTTCGCAAGACGCATGGTACTGGCGCTTTGTGGAGTTCGGGACCGTAAAGATGTCCGCGCGTCCGTTTCTGCGGCCTGCTTTTGACATGAAGAAAAACGATGCGCTAACGGCCATCAAGACCCGGCTTGCTGAGCGCATTGAGCAAGCTGCACGTGAATTGAAAAAGTAGATCAAAAAATGATTCAGCAAGACCTTTTCGCGATCCTCGCAGGTGTGGCCGGGGGAAGGGTGTTTCCGAATGTTGCGCCCAACAACGTCTCAAAGCCCTACGTGGTCTATGCCCGCGTATCCAGCGCACCAGAACACACCCTGGCCGACGGCGCACCCATTGAAAACACCCGCCTGCAGGTGGACTGCTTTGACACCACCTATGCCGCTGCCATTGCTTTGGCCGAGACCGTCAAAGCGGCCATGAAAAGCAGCGCCATCACCCATCTCTTGCTTCTCGAGCAAGACCAATTCGAACCTGAGGCCTTGCTGCACCGGGTAATTCTGGATTTTTCGATCTGGCACTAATTTTTAGGAGAATTCCATGCCAAGCACCGCCATCTCAGCCCAAGGCTCCACGGTCAGTATCGGCACGACCACCGGGTCGGCGCTTACCATCACCGCCGTCTCGCTCACCAACCCTTGCCGAGTCACGCTATCAGCGGTCACGGCATTGAACAAGGGCGATGTGATCACAGTAGCTGGCGTGGTTGGCACCACGCAGCTCAACGGCAACAGCTACGTTGTGCAATACATCGAACCCACGACCAAGATCGTCACGCTCGCAGGCTTAGACGCCACCGGGTTCACGACCTACACCAGCGGCGGCACAGCGACACCTGTGCAGTGGACCAAGATTTCCAACGTCAAGAGCTACAGCGGCTTTGACGGCTCAGCCTCTGAGATTGAGCGAACCAACTTTGACTCGACCGCCAAGGAATTCATTCTGGGTCTCTTTGATCCGGGTGCATTTGCCATCGAGGTCGACCAGGACAACAGCGATGCAGGCCAGATCGCCCTGATGACTGCGCTGGTGACCGGTGTGGCCAAGAGCTTCAAGTTGCTTCTGCCCAACGGCAACACCGCGACCTTCACTGCGTACGTGAAGAAATTCAACAGCCAGGGCGCGGTGGATCAGGCGATCCGGCGCTCGGCTGAACTTCGCATTTCTGGCTCAATCACCTGGGCTTAATTTCCTAGGCTTTAAGGGCTCTTGCCCAGGGACGCCGCCGCCCGCCTTGATCTTTGGGTTTGTGAAGTGGATAATGCGTTGTATTACACATGCACAGGAGTGTTACGCCATGACCGCCAGAACCATCAACGTACGCCTGCCCGAGGCGCTTTACAACCAGATCGAAGAGTTGGCCAAGGCGACCGCACGGACCAAGAGTTTTTTGACTATCGATGCGCTGACCAACTATGTGCAGAGTGAATCCTGGCAGGTTCGTGACATTCACGAAGGCATCAAGGAAGCAGATGCAGGCGAATTCGCAACCGACAAGCAGGTCAAAGCGGTGTTCGCCAAATACGGCGCTTGATTAATGTTGATCAAGTGGACCAAGACGGCGCTTGCGTCTGTTGATGAAATCGCTGGCTTCATCGCCAAAGACAACCCAACCCGCGCCACCAGCTTTGTTCTGGAGTTGCAGGCCGCCGTGACCAAACTTCAGGCCCACCCTGGCATGGGCCGAGCTGGCCGCGTCCCCGGTACGCGTGAGCTGGTCCTGCACAAGAACTACATCGCCATTTACCGCGTGCGTGGCGACGATGTTGAAATTTTGAGATTGCATCACGCAGCCCGAAATCTATGACGAACCGGGTCAGCCCCTAAAGCTGAACTTTGACCGCAACCCAACCCGCCCCTGGCTAAAACCTCGGCGGGTTTTTTCATTTCTGGAGTACATATGACACTACTTTCCAAATCCGCCATCCTCTGCGCCAACGACCTTCAAACAGAGGATGTCGATGTTCCCGAATGGGGCGGTGCTGTGCGCGTGCGCAGCTTCACCGGTCGCGAGCGTGATGCCTTTGAGGCCAGCATGGTCCGTGGTGAGGGCAAGGACCGCAAGGTCGATCTGACCAACATGCGTGCGCGTCTGGTGGGTCTCACAGTAATTGATGAGGGCGGCCAGCGCCTGTTCACCGACGATGAAGTTGATCTGCTCGGTGCCAAATCAGGCGCGGCACTGGACCGGGTGTTTGCCATTGCGCAAAAGCTCAATGGCTTGTCGGGCGCAGATGTGGAGGAACTCACAAAAAACTCCAGCGGCGTCCCGAGCGCCGCTTCTACTTCCGACTCTGCCTTGCCCTCGGATTCCAACACCCTGACCATCTCCTCGGGAGCCTGAGTTCGCAGCAGGTCGCGGAGTGGATGGCGTTTGCTGGGCTGGAAGGACTGCCTGATATGCGCGCCGACTTTGGTTTTGGCCAGGTCTGCGCCACGCTGGCCAACGTCCACCGCCGCGAAGGTCAGGAGCCCTACCAGGCCGATGACTTCATGCCGGGACTGCGTACTGCAGAACCTGCCGTCCCTAAAGATGCCGATGCACCGCCCGATGCGGAGGCGCACAGCCGATTGATCTCAGCCCTCTTGGGCAAAAAGGAATAAAACTCCCATGGCAACCCTCGCCAGCCTCGTGGTCAGTCTCGAGGCCAATGTCGCTCGCTTTGAATCCGACCTGAATAAGGCTGAGTTCATGGCTAAAAAAGCCATGGACACCATCGGCAATGTGTCGGAAACCACCATGAAAGCGGTCAAAGGCGCAGTGATGGCCATGGCGGCGGCATACACCTTCGATGCCTTTGCCGATGGCATCAAGGGGGCGATTGAGTCGGCGGGTGAACTCGACCAGATGGCCAAGAAGACCGGTGCGACAGTGGAAGCCCTCTCAGGCTTGAAGTCGGCGGCCAAACTCTCGGGCACCAGCCTGGAAGAAGTTGGCGGTGGGCTGCAAAAGCTCTCCAAAGCCATGTTCGAAGCGGCAGGCGGCAGCCAAAAGCAGTCCGATTTGTTCAAATCCTTGGGCGTTGAGGTGACTGATTCTTCTGGCAAGTTGCGCGACTCGGGCGAAGTCATGTTGGACCTGGCCAAGAAGCTCGACTCCATGGACAGCAGCACCCAGGCGGTGGCGACTGCCCAGATGCTGCTCGGCAAACGCGGTGCACAGTTGCTGCCTTTCATGCAGGACCTGGCCGATATCGGTGAACTCAACGCCAAGGTCACGTCGGAAATGGCAGCAGAAGCCGATCTGTACGAGAAGAACCTCGTGCGCCTGGAGGGCAGGAAAAAGTCGCTTTACAACACCATTGCCTCGGCC